TTCCAACTACAGTAGTTGGATAAACATTAGCATCACACGATACGGTTTCATCGCCTTGTGAAATAGTAGAAGCTGCACCACTTACTCCTACAATAGCTACTCCGTTAGCTACAACTGTGCCAACGGCACCTGTTGCTGCTAGACCTGTTTCACTTACATTAGCATCAGCACTAACACTTTCAGTGCCTAAAGCTGTAGTTCCCGCTAATCCAGTAACAGATACATTAGCTATTCCTGTGGCTGTGAGGCTTCCTACTGAACCTGTAGCGGCTACTCCTGTTTCTGTTACGTTTGCAGCTGCCGATATACTTACTGAGCCTAATGCAGAAGTACCTGCAACACCTGTTTCTGTTACGTTTGCTTGTCCCGTAGCTGTGAGGCTTCCTACTGAACCTGTACAAGTAACACCTGTTTCTGAAACATTAGCGTCACAGCTAACCGTTTCTGTACCTAACGCAGAAGTTCCTGCAACACCTGTAAGGTTTACAGTTACATTAACTACCGCAGGCTCGCCCCAAGGACCAGACCCCCAAGTAGATCGACCCCAACCAGCCACTAAGTTATGCTATTCTTATTACAGCGTTACTTGCGTCAGCAGTTGGAAAAGATATTGTAAAACTTCCAGCTGTAGAAGTTTTATCTCCACCAAAATCAAATACTGCCACCGCAGGATCACCTGAGGCTGTGTCGTTGTAAATCATACAACCTCTAGCAGTGATGGAAGCTGTTCCAAAAGTCAAATCAGAAAAATCAGTGTACGCAGTTGTTCCTGATGTTGTAGGATTGACGTTTGTTAATGCTGCCCCACCCGCAGTATAGTTTGTTCCTGATGCTTCTTGGTTTGTGCTATAAGCTGTAGTAGAAGCACTCATTGTTGCTGAACTTGTGTATAAAGCTAGTTTAAATGAATTGCCTCCAGAAGCTTTAAAGTTATGTACTGCCTGTAAAAGTTCACTTTTAAAAGAAGTACACATTGCTTGTGTAATTGCCATTATAGTCTCCTAATAATATTAGCTAGGTCTTTATGACCTTGTTGTTCTAATTGATTGCATATTGTACACATGTGGTTTTTTATTGCTTCCGCCATGTAATACGCAACTACCTGTTTGCATGCTTCTCTAAAAGCATGGGCTTGTGCCCTAATGGGTGCAGGGGCTTCGTCGCTAATGGCAACTAATCTTTTAGTAGCCATTTCTGCAACTTCTTCTACAGTGTGCCCTCTGTAATCTGTCGTGGTAACTCCTAAGCTACCGACTTCTGTATCAGAATTAATTGAAAACATTAATACTCCTTTGGTTCTGGTGGTAAATCATTTCTATTTATCATTTGTGGTTCACTAGGTGTTTCTTCTTTAATCACCTCTGACCATTTACAAGTTTGTATTGTACCTTCTTTTAAATATGTAACAACTGGATCTTCTAAACGATGATAGCCGTACAATTTTTCTTTTATGTCTACATCAGTTTCTAATAAATTAGAACGAGGAGCAATTGAAACTTCTATATCGTTTTCCATGCATTTTGCTAACCAAAATTCACAACAAGCTTTTCCAGACTCAGCATAATGCATGTTTGTTTTATAAGTAAAATCAACTCCAAATATGTTTAAATGACTTACCTTATTCCATAAGGCAAAAGCTATAGCGTAAGCTACTGTGTTATTAAGATAAGCACAACCTAAATTAGCCACTAATGCAGCTAATGGGAACTCTTCTGCGTAAGGTACTCTTTCATCTAATTCGCATGTATAAATTGGATAATCTGCCTGCGGTAAATGTTTTCTCATCATCGGAGTCATACTTCCTGCGTCTTCTGTATCAAAAAATCTAGACATAGGATCTAAAATAAAAGCCCTATCGATTTCTGGAAGAACTCCAATCATCGCATTCACAGCCCACACTTCATCAAATAATACGCTATGAACTTTTGATAAATGATAATCTATTTGGCTTTGCCCCATTGCTACTAAAGCTATGTTTTTACCTTCTAACTTAGCTATAGGCTCTTTTAACATGGTCTATTGTGGGGGGATCCTAAGATTATCGTATCTGGTTTCGTCTCTAACGTCTTTAGATTCTCCCAATAGTTTTAATCTTGCTAGACCTTCCTGATATTTTTGATCATAGACTTGTGTTTCAGCAGGATTTAATTTCATAAAAATACAGGCTTCAACTAAAGAACCATACAATAAAGTATTTGAAGCATTCGTTGACAGCCAAGTCGTCCCGCTGTCCCCCGCATCTACTAAAGAATCAGGTCTATAAAAATAGTGTAGTTCAAAAGTAAGGTTTGCATTAGGAGTCGGAGCGAGGATAAAAGTGTCGTCATCGAATTCCGCGTAGTAAAGGGGTTCTCCTGTTGTTGCTGCTGCTGGGGTATAGTCCCTTATCCATGATACGTGCTTAAGTAATAGATAAGTATAGTTACTACTGGAATCTAATACAGCTAAACTAAAAGGAGATAAAAAATCAGTTGGGGTCGCTAAATAAGTATTACCCGAAGCAGCGGTGCCTGTTACATTTTTTCTAAACACAGGTAATTGGACTGATTTTAAAATCTTTTCCTCAGCCTGTTTTATAAACGTTGGAATAGTGTTTGTAAACGTAGTTTCAGTGTTATCCATGTAGTTTTGGATAGCTGTTGTTAATTGACTGTATGTAAATCCTGCTGCCATTAGTCTGTACTCACTTCTACACTACCTACTGCTGTTTCACCTTCTTCACCAGAAAAAGCACTTCCAATATTAGGATCATCCCTAAACCTCATCATATTAGTCCCTTTTTGACTAATTACAGCAGAAGAAGGATCTGTTGTTGTAACCGTGCCTAATCCTGACTGAGGTAGTGGAACATCTGGTCTAGGTTGCCATAATACTTCTGCATCCACAGGAACCTGTATAGGATCTAGTTGTGGGTGTTTTGGTTCATAACACTCAGGACATACCCGTGTATGATCCCATTCAGTCTTTATTGCTTGATACGGATATTTCCACCCACATCTGTCACAAATAGCGTTAGCGTATTTACCCGTGGCATAAGGCATTAAACATATCCCCTATTTGGAACTAAATGAACAGAAGACCTGTCTTCGTCGTACCTTATCGCATCTGTTAAATTCTTTTCATATAGGGGCTGTATAACAGACAGCTTTTGGGTATTCTTTTTTAAACAAAGATAGTACGCTAAACCTGAAACTAAGGGAGGCATAAACCTACTGGGTATGTCTACATCATTAACTGAAGCTGTTGCGTCTTGTACTCTTTGCCAAACATAGTAAATGAGTTTATCCGTTGAGTTCTCTGGTGTTGGATAAAGATGAATTACTGGAGTTTTTAAACGTTCTAACCAAAATTGTGTAGGTCGAGCCTTTGTTGATTTAGTTGGAATACTCACGTATTCATTTCTATCTATTCTAGTTAATTGATAATCTGTAACAATACCATTCACTGTTTTTTGAATATACGCATCTAAAACATCAATATCGTAGTCGTTAATAGAAATATCGTTATCTCCTTCAGTGAGGGTCACTTCTGTCTTAGCAACCTCCCACATTTGGATTCCTCTGTTTGACCAATCCGCAAACATGATATTTAAAGAACGTCTTGCAGTAACGGCGTCATATGACGTGCGGGCTTCTAAGCCCGCAAGTTCATATGCTTCTTCTATTGCGGTTGCTACATTTAAATTAAATGTACGAGTACCTGAAGTTGCCATTATTTATTGATAATAAGCAACAAAAAAGTCGCAATTAGCTAAAGCTACATAGGCACCGTCTCCAAAATAACAACCCATTCCTGGTATGTAGTGATCGAAAGCTTCGTTCGCTGCTGAACCAAATTTGAATTGAGCTATTATTCTTGTACTACTAGCACTCGTACCATTGTAAATAATAATGGTTGCATCGGCAGCACTAGATTGAGCCTGTATAGACTGTATTCTTAGTGAACCTAAATTAGTAGCCGTTCCTGCTCCAGAAGCCCCTATGTATCCCTGTAATTGTCCTGTGCTTGTTAAAGGCACAGATGCTTTTACGTCTGATCCCATATTAGTCTCCTATTAAGCGTCAGCAAATGGTGTT